GATTGGGGGTTCGACCAGCGGGAGGTCGACCAGGCCGTCGATGCCGCATTCGTCTGCTGGCAGGGCGAGATGTTCTACCCCGACCCGCCCCGCTGGCAGGACTGGGTCGCGGCATGGCAGGACCGCTACGGCGACCGTGTGCGCCCGTGGTACACGGCCCGTGAACGGGCCATGCACGCGGCGTTGGAGCGGCTGCGGGACGCCATCGCTACCGGGAGCGTCAGCCACACCGACAACGACATCCTCGCTCGGCACTTGGGCAACGCCACCAAGCGCCAGACCCGTGCCGGGGGCTACTGGATTCAGAAACCGCCCGGTCGGCCCTCAGCGAAGATCGACGCCGCCATGGCGCTGGCATTGGCGTGGGAAGCCCGCGCCGACGTGCTCGCCAAGGGCTGGTCGCGGCGGCGCAGCGGAAAGCTCGTGGCCTACTGATGTCGCGCGTCCGCTTTCGCCCGTGCCCGGCGCCCGATTGCCCCGAGCTGGCCGACGCCTGCCCCACCCATAACAACGGCCCATGGGCCGGGCGGACCGGCACTACCCGCCAGGCCGCCCTCGGGGTCACCAGTGCTGCTTGGACCCGCCTGCGGGCTCGGGCGTTACGTCGCGACCGTCGTCGGTGCGTGCGCTGCGGGGCGCCCGCCACCGTGGTCGACCACCTCGTGCCTGTCGCCTGGCGTCGACCGCCTCGGGGGTTCAACGCCCACCTGGCCCAGCTCGGGTGCCTCTGCAACCCGTGCCACCACATCAAGACCAGCCGCGAGGCCGCCATCGGGCGCCAGGGCGGTCTCCCCGATCAGGCCACCATCGACGCACACGTCCGGTGGTGGCTCGACCAATGCACCGCGGAGGTGCCGTGATGCTGAGCGACCGTTCGCCCATCGACCAGATGTTGCGCCTCGCGGTGCGCCTGGAAGCCACCCAGGGCGGCCTAGAGCTACAGGACAACTACTACCGGGGCGCGGTGCCCTTCCACCTGACCGAACAGCGCTATGCCGAGGTCTACCGGCGTCTCCAACAGGAGGCCCGGCCCAAGTGGGGCAAGCTCATCGTGTCGGCCGCCGCGCAGCGCCTCAACCTGGAAGGGTTCCTCCCCTCAGGGGCGCCCCAGCCCGATGACGACGTGTGGTCTGAGTTCGTCGCCACCGGCATGGACCTGACCCAAGCCGAGGTCCACCTGGAAGCCCTGAAACACGGGCGGGCCTACGTGTCGGTCTGGCCCCAGCTCGACGGCTCGGTGCGCGCCTGTCCCGAGTCGCCGTGGGAGACGATCCACTGGCGTTCCCCCGATCGCACCCAGGCGGTCGCGGCCAAAGTGTGGGCCGAGGACGACGCCTGGCGGGCTCGCCTGTTCACCGCCGATGCCGTCTACGCGTGGGCGGCGCCGCGCTCGGTCTCCATCGAGGAAGCTCCCTCCGATTCGGTGGCCGCCGCGCGTGGCGATCGTCTCTTCGGCACCTCGGCCACCATTCCTCGCAGCGCCCCCCAGTGGTACGAGGACGGGCCGCCGATGCCCAATCCGTTCGCCCCCCGCTTGCCCATGGTGCCGTTCGTCGCTGGGGCGCACATGAGCGACGTGTTGGGCCGCTCCGAGTTGGAGTCGGCGTTCGACATCATCGACCGGATCATGTCCCTGCAAATGGACCTGCTGCTCGTGTCGCGGGTCATGGGCTTCCCGGTGCGGTGGGCGACCGGCGTCGAGACCCCGGTCGACGGCGAGGGCCGCCCCATGCAGACGTTCACCACCCAGATCGAGCGCTTCCTCACCACCGATAGCCCCGAGGCCCGGTTCGGCCAACTGCCGGCCGCGGACCTGCGCCAGATCGCGGCAACGATCCAAGACATCGTGGTCGAGCTGGCGGCGGTGACCGAGACGCCGTCGTCGGTGTTGCAATCCGCCAACCTCGCCAACCCCGCGTCCGCCGAAGCCCTGCGCGCTCAGGAGATTCCGTTGGTGCACCGGGTCAAGCGCCACCAGCGCGAGTTCGCGGTCCCGTGGATTCAAGTGGCCCGGCTGCTCACCGGCAACGAGGAACCGATGGAAGTGATGTGGGCCGACGCCGAGGTGCACAGCGAAGCGGCGCTCACCGACGCGCTGGTCAAGCAAGTCGCCGGGCTCGGGGTGCCACGCGAAGCCGCCTGGGAACAGCTCCCCGATGTCACCCCGACCACGGTGGCCCGCTGGCGTTCGATGGCCGCGTCCCAAGCGGTCGAGGACCGCATCGCCGCCAGTTTCGACGCCTCGTTGGCCGCCAACGCCGCGGCCCCGCCCGGCGGTCTCGACAACGCGAATGTGGCCAACCCGTCCAACCCTGAGGTCATCATCGAAACGCCCGAGAACGCGTGATGGCCGACCCCCGCCTCGTCGCCGTTGTCACTGACCTGATGGATGTCGTGAACCGCATCACGAGTGGCGGCATCTACTCGGCGTGGACATCCCTCGATGACCTGAGCGACGAGGCGGCCGAGGGCGCGGTGGCCGAGGTGGTGCCGATCGTGCGCGGCGCCCAGCGTCAGGTCGCGGCCATCTATGCCAACTATGTGAGCCGGGTCACCGGGCTCGACTTCGGCGCCCCCCAGGTGGCCGAGCTGATCCCCGCGGCCACCTGGAATCGTTCCCCGATCGGCCAGGCCCGCCGTCTGTTCAACGAGAGCGGTGATGTCGTCGTCGCCCTCGACATCGCGGCGAAGCGCGCCGCGCAGGTCCATAGCGGCGACGTGCTCCGCGCCCGCAACGACGCCGGCACCGCCCTGTCGGCCGGCACCGAAGCGGTGCGCCCGTTGCGGTGGGCCAAGGTCCCGAGCGCATCCGCGTGCGCCTGGTGCCGCACGGTCGCCACCAAGCTCTACTACCGCCCTGACGGCCTCCCCGTGCACCTGCATGACCGCTGCGGGCTCGATGCCGTCACCCCCGCCCAAGCGGGCGCCTACACCAACGGGGCGTCCATGTTCGGCGGTGGCGAATGGCGCTCGCGCGTCAAGTCCGCCGAGCTACGCGATGCCCAGCGCGCCATGGCCGCATCCGCGGCCGAACTTGCCGCCCAAGCGAACCGAGCGATGGTCAGCCAAGCGGCCTGATGAGAGAGGAACACCATGACGACTGACGGCACCCCCCCGCCGCCGCCCACGACAACGACCACCGAGGCACCCCCGCCGGCTCCGCCGGTCCCGCCCGGCAACGAACCGCCCCCCGAGCACGAGACCGAGCTGCCCGGTGAGGGCGGCGGGGACGACGGCGACGACCTCTCGGGTCGCGAGGCCAAGGCCCGACGCGAGGCACGCAACCTGCGCGCCCAGTTGAAGGCCGAACGCGAGGGCCGGGACGAGGCCATCAACGAGGCCACCTCCCGCACCACCGCCGAGCTGAACGACCGCATCAGCGACCTGGAAACCCAGGTGGCCGAACGCGACGCCATGATCGCCGCGGTGGGCAAGTTCCGCGACCCCCGCGACGTGGCCCGCTACATCGACGTGACCAGCGTCCCCGCCGGCAAGCTCGATGACGAGATCGCCAAGGTGTTGGCGGAGCGCCCCTATCTCGCCGCGGTCAACGGCTCCAAGGCGTTGCCCCAGGGCCAACAGAGCGAACCCGCCGCCGCCAACGGCGCCGACGATTGGCTCCGCAAGACGATCTCGGGACGGCGCTGACCTTCCCCACAGTGGGGAAGGCGGCCCGTTCCCCTTGCCCAATCGACGCGGACGCGTACACTCGCATGTGACGGCCACGTCTTGGCGTCCTCATTGATGGTGTTGCCCTGGCGGCAACCGAGCATCTGAGGCCAGGACAGGCCCACGGGATCACCCCGGTGGTGTGACCGAACCCCACACGGTTCGACACCTACGAGGTGACCCATGCCCGTTATCGAGCGCCCGGACATTTCGGGCACGATCCCCACGCCGGGAAGCCCTGGCATCCTGGTGCCCATCGACTACGCCCGCGAGATCATTCGCGGCGCCACCGAGGGCTCATTCGCCATGCGGAACTTCCGCGTGCAGCGGATGCCCGCCTACGCCACCGTCGTCCCCGTCCTCACCGCCCTGCCCACCGCGGACTGGGTCTCTGAGGCCCCGCTTACCGGCGCCGGCAGCGAGGTCACCAAGAAGCCGACCACCGAGCCCACCTTCCAGAACGCGGTCCTCCGCGCCGAGGAAGTGGCGGCGATCGTGGTCATCCCCGAGGCCGTCCTTTACGACGCCTCGATCGACCTGTTTGCCGAGCTTCGCCCCCTGCTCACCGACGCCCTCGGGCGCGTGGTGGACGAGGCCATCCTGTTCGGCGGCACCGCCGGCCATGCCAAGCCCGCCTCGTGGGCCAACGGCATCGTCACCCAGGCCATCGCGGCCGGCGGTCATCCCGCCGATGATCCCGACTTCCCCGGCGCGATCTCGGCGGCCATGGCGGACCTGGAAGCGGTC